ATCGTCTCTAACAAGAACCTCCGTCAAAAATGGAGGGTGTTGAGATATAGGCCTAACTAGTTTACCCGACTTCGCAAGCGGTATACGTACTTTTCTCATCTCTGGAGTAGATTCTTTCAACATAGTTGAAGAAAGATACTTATCCATGGAGTAGATAGTACCCGTAACCTCAATAGATTCTACGTAACGTGTGTAAGCTTGCACGTATCGCCTTAAGAATTTAAAGCAGATATCGTGTAAGTACATCCGAATATAGAATCATGCCATAGAGTCCGATGGGACGTCCCATTTAGTATTTCAAGATGAACTTAAAATTCAATCTTTGACACTTTCTGGGTAACACCCGACCGGAGATTTAAATCAGACTAATAGTGTTCTAAGGCGGGGTGATAAAGCTCTGAATTGAGCAGTAATTGCTCTATTTTTGGCTTTATAACCGTAACCTAAGAAACTAAGAATTGCTCCAATAGGTAATTTATGTATCCGGACAAACTCACAAGTTAATAATGTACTAGAGTAAACAGCTATAACTTCCTTCAGAGGAAGCATATCTGCTCTACCAGTGGGTGTAAAGAATTTCTTTGCAAACTCTGCGTAGAACTTACCTTTAGCAATTATAGACTTAGCGAGCCCGGCTTTAACACCGATTAAATCCAAAATACGTAAATACTCTATTGCTACTGCACGGTTAGCTATTACTATATCGTCCCCGAGTATTGCATACTCACGGAACATTATAGGAACAGTTCTACCATGCCGTCTTGCCCTTAGAGCTGCCCATTGAACTATTGCGTGATGAGTCATAGCTAACATAGCCCAAGACGATAACGCCCCCATCGGCTGACCTACTGAATAGGTCACTGCTTTTGGGATCTCGTCGGGAATATCAAATCCCCTTGGAGATGGAACTTTCACTTGATATTCTCTGTCAACTAATAACTTTTTCCAATCCTCAGCCATGAGGGCGGGGTTTCTAAGCCCCGCAAGTCTTAAAAGCCCCTCCATCAGAGGGACTTGAAGGCTTACTGGTAATCTGTCAGTAGCTGCAGATAAATCAATTGAATAAAATCATCTTCCTTTAACAGGAAGTGATCTTAATAGTTCCACCGGTTTCGTCTGGTCAAATGTACCATCCATCGTGATATGTCGGAGCAATCCGAATATCATCTCATGGATGGGCTTTAAACATCACTGAGTTCACGCATCCACCATCGCGAAAACCCGTACCTTACCAGCGGCTTCCTCCTTGAAGCCTAACTTGGCAAGATAGCGGAATTTAATTTCGCGATAAGAGCTATTAGGGTCTCCTGATACATGCTTGTATCATTTGGCACTAGCAGCCCAACCAATTCTCTCCAGCATAACAGGGAAGTCATCCCCTGGTATGTTAGCTTGTCACTCTTTAAGAAATCTTTTCAAGACTTCATAAAGAGGATGAGTAACCCATAACTTAGCGGCAGAGACTAAGCCAAAGAACGAACTGTTTCCAGGTGTTCTTGACATAGCTCTGTCCTCTATAGTTGTTGGACCGGATTTCTGAATTGGGAATGGTTGCGGTTGGGATAACTCAACTTTATATCCTTCCGGTAATATTACCTTGCTTAGAGTGGGAATAAATTGAGAATTAATAAACTCTTTTCATTCCTTGAAAGTCGCTGCCTTTATCGGTTTCCCAGGTTCAGTGATTGTTGAAAGATTCAACATCCCTCGAAACTCCAGGATCCGGTAAAAGCCAAACAGGGTCATCCAGAGCTTAACACTCTGAGCATCACCTTGTCTGATACGCTTTCTAACTCCAGCGGGAATAATACGCGGAATTCCAGCTTTAGTCCGTTTAGCACGAGCCTTAAGCTCGGTTATATCGGACACCTTATAACCAGCAATAGATTGCTGTAAGAGCACTTGGCAAGATTTCAGGTACAGTGTTGTACCCTTTTCTCCCTGAGCTCTAAAAAGGGATCTCAGCCGTGAAATGAAGTGGCCAATTTGCCTGACAGTACTAGGTTTACAGTGGAAGAGGACACCCCTGGTGATTTTAATAAATCATCCAAGGAGTCCCCGGCCCATATTTCTATGGACCAGACCTCTAATGGCATTCGTATTCCTTCCAATCAAAGAGCTAAGAGTTAACATGACTCCGCTTTTTCCTTGGAGGCTTGAGCCTCTCCACGACTCATGAGAGAATTGTCAAACAGACAACTCTCTACGTTGTGATAGTGGAACAATGTTAGTTGATAAAACTGTGTCATGTAGCATGACTCGGTATATTAATTGACGTTGGACCTGATTTCTCATAGTATTATTGTAGATGGGTAATTCTCTTAGGATAACCCGTCCACCTAATGAAGACCATTATATGGTTTCAAAGGGCAGGACCCTACACCCAATTAGTTTCCACACTTGGATTTTCATCCGCGCTGGTTACTAGGGAACGGGGTTTCACAATAGTCATGAGACTATCATTACTTCATGAATGTGAAATGGAGGTAGAATGCAAATAAGGGGATTCCTCGTTGCTTAACAACTTGGAGGACCCGCCATTAGACCCGCTTTCCTTCTTTGCAGAAGGGGCGTAAGTCCCCTTTGTAAGGACTATTGTTTAATAGCCCGGTCGCTAAGCGTTGTGTAGCGGGAGAATACTCCCACTACCCCACTTAGTACCGGCAAATTTGCAATTTACTTGCAAATCTACAAACTTGGCGTAACATCTTACGGAGAAGATAAGCTCAGAGCACGTTGGTACTTGAACCTAAATTCCCAGTGAGAAATCACTGGTGAAATTAATTAAACGTATACACTTTTGTGT